TGAGAATAATTTATTTACTCTTCATCCACCGTTGTGTATTCAACATCAGATACTTTTACCTCAAGCTCTAAGCCCGTCGTGTAGCCGTTCCCGTTGAGGTTATGCACCACCCGGCTGATTATCCACGCCTGATCGTCTATGACGCGCTTAAACCCTTTCACGGCAATTGGCGTTTCAGGAAATAAATCTGCCCGGCCAATCGCCAGCGAGATTGAAAACTCCGCGACCCCTCGCTGCAGCTTGTCCCACTTCGCCTGAGCGGCGCGCATGGCCTGCGCCTTTGTCGCGTAAATGGTCGTCAGCTCCAGCACATTGTCAGCCTCACCGGCCATATACTCACCCTCGCGCGCTTCCTGCTCTTTTTGGGCTTTGGCCTTTGCCGGGGCTTTGGTCGCTTTCGGGTGCTGCAGCGCTCGGAGGTGTTTCTCTTTGGGCTTTCTCTTGAGCTTCACCTTTTGCTTTTGCGTCTTCGGGTCTTTGGTGTGCAGCCATTTCGCCGTAACGCCGGTATAGGCTTCCCGGTCAGCAATGGCAAACTGATGACGATCACCGTCGCCGCGCTCAAGCGTCATCTGCGGAATGGGCTTCCCGCTGGCCGTCTTGCCGCTTCCGGCTTTCAGAAATAGCAATTTCCCCGCTTTGACCGAAACCGCCGCACCGTTCCGGTCAGCCAGGCGGGACAGAAACACCGCGTCGGATTCCTGCGACTGGTCAATGTGAGGCACCGCGACTGCTTTCAGCATGTCGGCTACGCTGGCAGTCAGCTTATTCCGTGCCGCAATCGTCTCGACAATTTGCCCGAGCGTGGTGTCATGCCATGACTGCTCCCGGCGAGAGTTCAGCGTGCCGCGAAAATCGGCGCTTCGCCCCCGGATGGTCAGCGTATCAGGCGCGCCCCTGTGCTCGATTTCGTCGACCGTGAACATTCCTTTTTTTACCAGCGCTGCACCCTGCCAGCCTAACCACAGGGTCAAGGTTGCTCCGCGCGGCGGCAAAGCTATCTGGCCGTCAGTATCATCGAGCACGATATCGAGCTGGTCGGCCTCGAATCCGCGATTGTCGGTCATGGTCAGGCTGATAAGGCGGTCACTAAAATCCTGCGTAATATCGTCGTTATCAAGCTTAAGCATAAACGCCGGGGCTATCTTCGCTCCGGCCTGAATATTCATACCCGTAATCATCCTGCCAGTCCTCCCAGCCAGTTACCGGCAGACGTGACCAGATTGTCGGCCTGCGTTTTCAGGTCGCCATAAATGGCCGCCAGCGATTTATCAACCCGCTTAAGCGAGAGACTAAACTCGATTTTTCTGGCCGCGCCGTCGCTGAATAGCTCGGTGTGCGTGTGCGTCACTTTGTCGATGACATACATGCCGTGGATCATGCCCGTTCCGTCAATCAGCGGCCATGCTCTGCCCTCATCGGCCATCAGCTCGATGGCGGTCAGTGACAGACGCCCGCCGGTAATTTCTGGATAGAGCACACCCGACAGCGTGCGCGTGGTTTCTCCTTCCCCGAGATACTGGTAAGCCGGTGGCTTGCCGATACGGTCGTTTGACGCCCAGCGGTAATCCTTCGAATACTGCATGGACTGATAGGGCAGCGTTCGGCGCTCAAACACAAACAAACCTAAAACCATTAACATGCTTTATCCCCCTCAGTCATGGCGCATACTTGAGCGCTGGCGCGCACGGTTTTCCCGGTCGAGTTTATCGACAGCCTCGCGGAGTTGGCGGTCAAGGTCGCTGCCCGGCACGATGCCTCCATTCAGGTGAATGTTATATTCTGGCTTACTCTGGTCGACGTAAGTCTTACCAGTAGGCGCCGTAACTGGCTGATACTGATAACCGCCATATGTTGAGGTTGCCGGAATATAAGATTTATTTTGCGAGCCGGTGGCAGCATTGGCTTTTGCGGCCTTCTGGTCGAGGTCGGTCGATTCTTTATTGATAACCCCGAGCTTTTCCAGCAGCCAGTTAACGCCGGTACGTAATGTGTTAAAGCTTTTGAGGGGTAACATCAGCGCATCGGCCATCGCCTTACCGAACATCACACCCGCATTTTTGCAGCTGTCGAGCGTCTCCTGCGTCGACTTAACCGGTGCGATCAGGTCTTTAAACCACTGCCAGACTCCACGCAATTTCTCCATGAAAGAATCAAACACCGGCGCGAGCGGTGCGAAAATTTCCGCCACCGGCGCAAAGGCCGCTTTAAGTCCCTCCACCACGCCGGAAAAGAATGCGCTTATTGGTTCCCAGTATTTGCGAATAAGCAGCGCACCGGCGACGATGGCAACGCCAACAGCTACAATCGGCCACGTAATCGCCCCGAGCACAGAGACAATTGCCGACCCCATTGCGGCGAGTGTGGTACCGAGAAAACCTGCAGCGGCGATGATCGCGTTGATGCCCATTACCACCGGCCAAGTTATCAGGCCAATCCCGCCCAGCATACCAATCAGCGCTAGCCCGCCACTGTAATCACCCCGATGGTAGTCGCAAGTGTTTTGTTTTGGGTGATCCACCCGTCGAGCTTTAACACATATTTCGTGGCGGTCTGCGTCAGTTTGCGCAGTGAGCCCTCCTGCTGGTCAAACAGGTCAGTACCGACGGCCTCATAAGCTGACTGGAATTCTTTGAAGTCCCCCCCGAGATTGTCCTGCATGATTTTTACCAGCTCAGCGGTTTTCCCGTCCGAGGCTTTAAACGCCGCCGTGAGCTGGTCGAGTTTGCCGCTTGAGGCCGCGGTCATCAGTACCGCCGCCGCCGAGCTGGCCTCCTCACCGAAAATGGTTTTCATGTACTCGCCTTTCTGGCTTGTTCCGAGATTGTTTTTCTCAAAACTGCGCTGCATTTCTTTCAGAATGGCAAATATCGGGCGTGTGTTGCCCTTACTGTCAGACGTTTTCACGCCGAGTTCTTTGATGGCCTCATATGCCTTACCGGTCGGAGCCTGCAGGCGACTCAGCACGGCACGGCTTCCCGTCCCTGCCATCGAGCCGGTGATTTTGGCGTCATGGAGCGCGCCGACCATGGCGGCGGTCTGCTCGATACTGACCCCGGCATTTTTTGCCACCGGTGCAGCATATGTCAGCGCGTCGCTCAGCCCGTCAAAGTCAGCGGCCGTTTTGTTCATCGTCATCGACAGCACATCGCCAATGTGTGCGATCTGGTCGTTAGACATCTGAAACGCGGATTTCATACCCGTCAGCAGCGCGGCGTTTTCTTCCATCGAGCGCCGGTTAGACAGAGCCATATTCAGCGTGACCGGCGTCGCCGCCTGAATGGCCGCCGCATCCCCGCCGCTTTTTGCGATGATAATCTGCGCGCTGGCCGCATCGTCTGCAGATGCGGCAGTATTGTCCCCGAGCTGGCGCGCCTGTTTACGCAGCGCCTCCATTTCTGGCGACTGTTTATCGACCCCGAGAACGGCCTGCAGCTCAGAGTTTTTCTGTGCAAACGAATAGCCAGGCATCAGCAGTTTTACCCCGGCCATTGTTCCCGCCGTGGCGATACCTACACCGGCAGCACCTGCAGCGGCCATATTGCCCGCCAGCTCCTTACCTGATTTCTATCGTTCTTTTACCTGACTTAATTTCGCCTGCTGAGCACTGACCCGCGCCAGTGCCTCGCGCTGCCGGTTGAGCTGTGCGGTCGTCTCACTGATGCTGGTTTTGAGACGGCGCTCATCTGCCGACAGGGTGCGGGTATTAATCCCGGCCTGTGCGAGTTCGGTGCGCTGACGCTGTACCGACTGCCTGAGGCTGTTGTATTTGAGCTGCAGGTCAGCGGCGGATTTCTTCGCCGCTTCCATCGCCCGCGCCTGTGCGGTTGTAGGGTTCTGCGTGTTTTTAAACTGCACGGCCAGCGCAGCGGCTTCCTGTTTCGCCTTGTTAAGCGACTGGCCGGTCACGGCAAGCTGTGCGCTCGCTTTCCTGAATCCGTCAATCCGGGACGCCTGCGCATTCAGATCGCGCAGGCTGTTTTGAGAAGTGCGGATGTCTCCAGCAAGGGTCTTGCTGGCATTCTGGATAGCTTTGAGCGGTCGGCTTGCCCGGTCAACTGCGTTAAGCAGCACCTCAAGTCTGACGTTATTGCTCATGGTGGTTTCCGCTTCGCTGCAGCGCCTTTTCGCGCCATGTGATGAGCTCGGTCACGCTCAGGGAATTCAGCTCTGATGGCGGCCAGTGAAATATCACCGCGATATCCGCCATCAGGTCATCGACCGAAAAGTTATCCGGGAAGGTCAGCGAGCCGAAGATGGCGACAAAAAACCGACCACCTTACCGGCGAACAAAATCAGGTCTGATGCTTCCAGACGCATGACCTCGGGCTCGGTCAGCGCCGGGTATGTCATGCGCGGCAGCACTTTAATCAGCGCATCAACGTCAGAGTTTGCCAGCGCGGCCAGACTCACACCGCGCAGGGTTCCGGCGTTTGGTTTGGTCAGCGTCACCTGTTCGATTTTCTGCTCACCGCGCATGATTGGATTATCGAGGATCACAATGTTTTGGTTTTCGGTTTCGTTGATGTTTTCCATGATGTTGCTCTCTTTGAATGTGAGTAAGTGACCGGCCAGCCTGGCTGACCGGTGAACGGGTTACAGGCCAATCGCCCGGCGGTGCTCAGCGAGACGGTCGACGCCGTCGACTTTCATCACCATGTTGACGACGTCAATCTCGATGACCTCTTTGCCGTCAATCGTGAGCTGGTAGTACGAGCACTCGGTGGCGATTTTGGTCGTGCCGCTTTCACCCTGTTTGCTCTCGCCGCCGTCGAACTCTTTGTGACGGCCACGCATGACCACCTCAACGGCGGAAATTGCACCGGTGTCATCGCGCTGGAATGAGCCGGTGAAGCGCAGCGGTACGCTGTCCGCACCCGGTGACGCATACTGCGCCCACAGCTCGACGTCAGGCAGGCCACCCAGCGTCCACTCAAGCGACAGCGCGTCGTCGTCGAGGCCGAGGTCGACAGAGACCGAGCCCGGCATCCCGCCGCCGCGGTATTTTTCAAGTTTGCGGGTCAGCTTTGGCAGGGTGACGGATTCAACGACGCCCATGTAGCTGAGACCGTCGTTAAACATGTTCAGGTATTTAAGTTTGCGGGGTAACGCCATGTTCTGAGCTCCTTAGCTGTTTACCGAGTCTGACAGGTCTGCCAGATAGGTATCGGTGATGCGCTGGCGCAGGGTCAGGTTTTCCAGCGGCGGGACGGGGGTGTAGTCGTAATCGATATACAGCTTCCCGGCTTTGAGGGTTTCCACGCTGTTTGACTCCGGGTCGTACCAGCAGGAGCCGTCAACGATATAGCCGTTATTTTTCAGCTCGCGGAATTTGGCATTGATACCGGCGACGATGTCGCGGATGAGCGTTGCGGAAACGGGCTTATCCATCGCCCACGCGTGCGCCTCCGCCATCGTGTCGGCCAGCACCTGCGCCGTGCGGGTGTAGTTTTCAAAGACGAATAACGGATCGTCCGAGCAAGTACGGTTGCCCCAGAATTTAAAGCCGTCGTTGCGGATGAGCGTTGTCACCCCGGCCTGATTCAGCAGGTTGGCGTCGGTGGCCTGCTCCTGCAAATCCCATGATACCGAGGCACTGACGCCAGTGACACCATTCACGCCGACATTGGACAGCGTTTTGTGCCAGCCGGTCTCCTGGTCAATTTTGGCGCGCAGACCGAGCGCGCGGGCGGTCGCCCATGCGGTCTGGGTTTCGTTCGCCGTGGTGTCCCATGCCAGAAAATCAGGGTGAATGACCATGAGCTCGCGCTGGCTGAAGTTCTCACGGTAGGTGATGGCCTCGGAAATGGTTTTGCAGCCCCACGCGCTCACGTAGCCGAACGCGCGCAGGCTCTGGCAGGTCGACGCGAGCGCGGTCGCCACTTCCTGCGTATCCAGCCCCGGCACGCCGAGAATGCGCGGCTTAACGCCGGTGACGGTTTTCGCCGTTAACAGCGCTTTCAGCCCGGTGTATTTGCCGTTTTCGTCAGTCGTGCCGATGATGTTGGAAATGGTTTCTTTCTGCACCGCTCCCGGGTCTTCCGGGTCTTCGATACCTTCGGGAACGCGCACCACTACTATGACCGGTTTGCACTGGTCGGCGATGGCCTGCAGGGATTTTGACAGCGTGCCTTTTTTACCGGCTTTACCGATCGCGGTTTGCACACTGGTAATAAGTACCGGCTCGTTCAGGGGGAATGTCTTTGCGTCAGCATCGCTGGCCGTGCAGACCATGCCGATGATGGCCGTCGAGACGGTGGAAATGGTGCGCGTGCCATCGTTAATTTCGATGACCTCGACGCCGTGATGATAGTCGCCCATCTGTTTAACTCCGTGGTTAAGGGGTACGACTATTTTCTGTTGTGTGTTCTGCAGGTGCGATGAAATGACGTTGGCGGGGGCATAAGACAACAAACAAAAGCACTCCGACAGCTCCTTGCTCCTGTTAAAGCGTGATTAGCTGGCGAATGTTATAGTTCTGGCTGGTCTGGTGGTGAGTTTTTGTTGGCGCGGGACTGGTGATGACTCTTTAATAAGCCACAAAATAGACGGGCATTAGCCCGCCTTGCATTACTCCGGAATAACCGGCCACTCGATATCCGGTGCTTTTGACGTGTCCACACGCATCAGCTCTACCCGGTATTTCTTCCATACGGACAGCGCGATTTCTTCGTCCCCGGTCGCTATTCCGGCATCAACAGCGTCCTGACGCCAAGAAATTTCAGCGTCAGCCGTCAGGCGGAGCGAGTTTTTCACCTGCAGTGCCTGTGCGACATAATCAATGACTGGCTCGGTAAGTAACGGACTGCCGTCAGCGCCTGGTGTTATCTCCATTCCGTTTTGCTGTTCCTCGATAAGCCGGCAATATTCGCTTTCATCAATTTCTACGGCATCGGCTGGGTATGCTTTATGAATTTGCGATTGATAAAATCCGCGCGTTGACGGTGAGTAGTAATATTTATTCATCAGTTGATTGTCCCGATTGATAACCACATAACGCCAGTAACACTTTGTGTGTTGGTTGATGCCAGGGTGATACTCGTCTTTGTTGATGTCGCCACGCCGACGCGGTAGTTATTTATTGACGAAACATCTATCGGCGTGCAGAACTGAGCCAGACCTGCATCAAGTGCCAACTGATAAGTGGCAGAGGCTGACCCGGCAGTCGGCACAGTTACAGTACCCCACTGCAACACCAGTTTTTTATCTCCAAGAGGAATGACTGCATATCCCGGAGACGCGAGGGAGCCTAAAAAACCTAGGTTTTTCAGAACGTCTGCAATCAAACCCGCATCAGCCATTTCCCTGAGGGCATTATCTATCAATGGGTATTGCTTATGTGGGTTATTAGCCGAGACATGCTTTTTCATCAGGTCATCAGCATAGGTTTTTACTTCTATGACTTTATCATCGACATACTGACGTGTTGCCAGCACGACAGACGGGTCGATTTTTAGTGTGATGGCCGAGGTACCCGACACAATCAGAATAATGCGAATGGTCTGCGTGCGACCGCTTCCCTCCTGCAGTTGCGGCTTGTAGGTTTCCGGGCAGTTCGCCACGGCAATCAGAATGCCGTCGTCGTCATAGAGGCCAATCTCGCGGATCCAGAATCCGCCCTCATTCTCGGGAATAATCTGCTCCGCGATAATCTGACTGGTATTAGCCGGGTCAACGGTTAGCAGGTTTATCGGTGCGATGCGCTTCTGGTTTATGAGATTCGTCTGCGCCGGGTCAGGGATCGGCAGGGTGCCGTTCGCATCCCCGACCGCCATTTGAGTCAGATTGAGTTTTGTACCAAGTGCCGCCGCGTTCGCCAGCCGCGCCGCGCCCTGATTGGTCAGAATGGCAAAATATTTTGCGGTCATGCGTTCACTCTCAGGTAATCGATTAGATGGATGGCCGAAGCCGGGTAATATTCACCGCCGATGACAATTTCCTCGGGCGTGTAGGGGTAAACGGTCAGCGCGTCGCCGTGGTAGCATCCTGCGCCGACATACAGCTCGCCTGACGTGCTCAGGCTGATAGCAAGCCCCGTCAGGTGACGGCTTGCCGGTTTGGCGTCCTCAATAAGCCGCTCAAGCTCCTGATACATTTCGTCAGTGATGCCACTGTCGAGCACGCCGACAACGAGCCGGAAAGTGCCTGGCTCCTCGTCGAGCTGCCACCATTCGCGCACCTCTATCAGAAAGCCGAGCGGCTCAACCACCCGACGCAATGCGCTGATGGAGCCTTTGTGCTGATGGACGAAAAACGAGGAGGCACATACGCTGCGCTTTGTC